CCTATGATTAGGGGTGAAGCCCTAGCTACTCTGAAAAGAAATAGAGAAGAAGGTGTAGTAGAAGCCTACGCAATAGAAGCACCTTTAGTTACATGGGGTAAAGGTTGGTTAGAAGATGTAGCTTCCTTCACAGGAGGTACTTTATATGACCCGTATATTTATTCAGAGTTTAAGATTGAGTTCTTCGGTTCAGCTAGAGAAATAACATTAAAACAAAATGAGATGATTATTGACCCTTACGATGATCACGCAGAAGTAACAGGTCGAAGGATAGAGCAACTTTTACATGAAGCAAACAACTCCCCTCATTCACATACTCAAGACCTTTGGAGAAAGAGGGCTTCAATGTTGGGAGGTACTTTAATAAGAGTGAAAGTGGGCGGTGTTACCGAAGGGGAAGCACGATTGAAAAGATCAAGAACTGAAAAAGCCCTGTTAAATATGAACCTTATGTTAAAAAATGGATACGTTAATGGTTCAATACCAATATTAGCTAGCATACAAGGTATCCACCCCATTATTGATAAAGCACTTATTTCTCCTTTAAGGGTAGTAGGGATAAACAAGAACACAACCAACTTAGAAACTATACTTAACACCTATAAATGTCTGTATGAGCCTTTCCCAACAGAAAGACTTTTATATCTTGTGAGGTCAAGTTTCTCAGTAGCGACTACCTTATGTTCAGTAGCAAAAATAGTCAGGAGTAAGAAATGAATTGGTATTATTTCTCTCGAAATGAGGATACTTTGACTTTAGTTCCTAGAAATAAAATGGGCGTGAGACCCAATGACGCACAAAAAGGGGATGAGTACACTCCTTGGTATAAGAAGTCTGAACACCATGATGATTCTCATGTTCATGTAAAAGGGATAAATGAACAGGATGCTGAAAGAAGAGCAAAAGAGAGGATCAAAAAATGATTGAAATAAAGATAGGTGATTGCACCCAAAGACTTAAAGACCTAGAAGATAACTCTGTTGATGCTGTTATCTGCGATCCTCCTTATGGACTAAAGTTTATGTCAAAAGGTTGGGATGACATAGGAAACGGAAGTCAGCAAAGGGAATGGCATAGAAAGTGGCTTACAGAAGTTCATCGAATCTTAAAACCAAATGGAGTCCTTAAGGCTTTCAGTGGTTCAAGGACTTTCCATCACTTAATAGCGATGATGGAAGAAATAGGTTTCTCAGATTTGAGTGTTGAAGCCTGGAGTTACGGAAGTGGATTCCCGAAATCTCATAATGTGAGTAAATCCATAGATAAACACTTAGGTGTAGTGCGAGAGGAGGTGGGTGTTGTTAAAGGAATGGGCAAACAGAACCCTGAGTGGAATGGTACTGCACAGGGTAGATCTGAAAACTATTTCAAGCCAGAGTATATTCTGACAGCCCCTACATCCCAACTTGCAAAGCAGTATGAGGGATGGGGTACGGCTCTTAAACCCGCATGGGAAAGTATTTGTATTGGGATTAAAAAATGATCATCACCATTCTTAGAAAACCCTTAGAGGGTACAGTAGCTGAGAACACTCTTAAACATGGTTGTGGGGCTTTGGATATAGACTCTACTCGTATAAGTACATCAGACAATCTTAATGGGGGAGCTTATGCTGAAAACCCCACCGAGAGAGGTGGGGAGGATATGTGGACTTCAAGTCGTGAAGCTGATTCCAACTGTTTTCGGAGAGGTGGTGCAGGAGATTATGAACAACCGAGTGGGAGATGGCCAGCTAACTTTATTCTTACCCACAAAGAAGATTGTGAGTTAAGAGGAACTAAAAAAGTTAAAGGGCATAAAGGCTATCCAAATGGTCCCGGTGGTATTTGGTCTAAAGAGTACCAAGACAAACACCAAAAGGATCGTAGACTTACAGATGTGAAAACTGTCAAAGACAATGAAGCGTGGGTGGGTCATGCAGATAAAGATGGAGAAGAAACTATATCTGATTGGGCTTGTGTAGAGGGTTGCCCTGTTCAAGAGTTAGATAGTGGTGGAGCTTCTAGGTTCTTTAAACAATTTAAGAAAGAGAATGACCGATGAAAGACATGATTGAATACTTTAAGACAATGATCACACCTCCAGTAGAAGATGCCTGTATTATTGTTGCACACCCACAAGAAATAGATTTCACACAATATCTAAAAGTGGAGAAACAAGGAGCAGGTTCAGGGGCAATTATTGATATGAAAGAACCTCTTGCTCATGGAGTGATCTTACTGTCAGAACCTACGGATGAACAAAGTAAAGAAATATTTAAAATCTTAAAACCGGGTGGTCATGTCATCCTTATCCCCGAAGACATTGGATATAAGGGAGTTATTTCCCTTGAAGATACAGGGTTTGAAGTAAGAGATGCGATCTTTGTTGCAGATGGGGAGAGCGATTTCTATTACTGCTCGAAAGCAAGTAGGTCTGAAAGAGAAGAGGGTCTACCTCCAAAAGACGAAGGTAGAGCAAACTCCCATCCAACAGTCAAACCGATAGAAATAATGAAATGGTGTGCTAGAGATATAAAACCCAATTCCAAAGTCGTAGACCCATTCTTAGGGTCAGGCACTACTGGGATTGCGATGTCTCGTTTAGGACATGACTTCGTAGGTGTTGAACTCCAACCCGAATACGCAAAAATCTGCGAAGCCCGTATTAGACATTGGATGCCCATCGGGACAGAGATTGAATCTGAAGCAGAAGTAGGGAAGAAAGAAACTGAAGAAGGAGATACTATTTCCATCTTTGATTTATTCTAATACTTCTCGTACCAACGCTCTTTCTTGTGGCTAGGGTCTTCTATTGGAACGGGGATAAACCACGTTAAAGTTAAGATTAATATTAGAGTGAGCAACATAAGCCTTTAATACAAAGGAAGTAAGAGCATATTTGCCCTACGATCCCCAAAACCAAACCAAGACTTAAGCTTAGAAACCCCCGTATTGAAAGTTTCTACAACACTTCTCCCAATGCCTTTTAAACCTGACCATAATACGCTAGAAAGCTCACCGATTTTAACATTAGCTCTCATTAAAAGAGGGAGTAAGTACTTCCAAAAGAAGTTAGTTAACGCAGTGGCACTCCAACCTAAGACTTTAATTGCAATATATGTAGCGAAAACTATCCCTAAAACTTTAGCACCTGCGACACTTATAAGAGCCGCAAAGGTCGTACCACCAAAAGCAGAAGACCAAATACCCACACCGCCTCCAAGTACAGCATAGAAGAAAAACTGAGCTAAGTTATTTTTATCTATATACTCACCTGCTTCTTCTAGTCTTCCTTGACCTTGATTCCACCACGCATAGAAACCGAGAGGATCACGGTCGTCATAATTCTCAATCATTTCTTCGATCAAGTCCATTCGATTTTTCACACTTCTTTCTCGATCAACTCTCTCTTTCATCTCTACAATCAAAGGGTTGCTCTTATCTATAAGTTTATCCATATTGTTATATAGATGAAGAATATCTTCAGGGGAGTTTACACCCAAGCTCTTCATAACTTTTGAGAAATTCTGAGGCATTATGTCTTTTCCGTTTTCAATGCCTTCAGCAAAGCCTTCAAAAGCCACGTTGATCGTTTCTCGCTCAACTGCTTTTGAATCGGAGCTGTTCTTAACATAAGCAAGTCTCGCCATTTTTTTAACTAAAATGTCTGTACTTGCTCTTTTAGATATACGGTAGTTTAAATACTGTAGCTGATTTCGGGTCGGTTGATTCATTTTTCTGTCTCCTTTTTCTAAAACGACAGTCATAAAAAGACTATAGAATTATAGACCTGTTTTAGTTTTTAGTTCCCAAGGACCCCAATGTCCATATTTTGAGATCATTACTGAGAATGTCGGTTGATCATATACATAGGTGTTATTGAAGCGATCTATTTGACCTAAAGCATAATAGAATCGTTTGTCGATTTTCATGTCTCGACCATTAGAGAAATCAAGAACTTCGCCACCCTCTTCACACCAACAATGTCCGTAAGAAATACCTTGTAGCTCTCCTTGACCCATGACTTCTCCATGAACAAGTCTGAGATTAGGCTTTCGATAAGCATGGTCTAAAAAGTATTTACCATTTACTTGATAACAGTCTCCAAAAGCTGAAGCTAGTTTCTTCATTTCAGAGGGTCTTACTCGTAATTTCTTCTTGGGCAACTCATCAAAGATTTCCAAGTTCTCTAAATAACGAGTCGCTATTATTTCAGATAATTCCATAAGATTGTCTCCTTTTCTTCATGACTTTAAACCTTTATCAGATATATAGAGTAGCTACACCATAAATAAACAACCAAAGGATAACACATGATATTAGGACTAGACCCCTCACTCAGAAACTTCGGTTGGGTACTGATGGAAGATAACGGCACATTCTTAGATAAAGGAATGATGTCCACAGGTGCAAAGATGGTCTTTATAAATAGATACATATTTCTTCGTGACGGGCTGAGAGAAATAGTCAGAGACATTAGAAAGCGATTTCCAGATAAAACACTTCGAGTGGGTATTGAGTCTCCTATTTTCAATGACTTATATTCTGAAGGTATGTATGGGCTATTTCTTTATAGTAATGAAGCATTGATGTTAGAGAAATGCGACACCGTTTACTTAAGTCCCAATCAAGTGAAGGCTCATGCCTCTGTATTTCTCAACAGACCAAAAGGTTGGAAAATGCAAAAAGCCGATATGGTAGACGCTGTTAAGAAAGCAACGGAGGGACAAGGAGCGAAAAGATGGAATCACCACCAAGCAGATGCTTACTGGGTAGGTCGGACAGCAGGGCGTTTTTGGCTCTTCTATAACGAAGAAATAACTTTAGAAGAACTCTCAGAGTTAGAGCAAAAACAATTTACTTCGCTTGAAAAATTCGTCAGAGGGAAGAAAGCAGGCAGGATTAAAAGAAAAGGGATAATGTACAAAGAAGACGACCGATTTTTTATCTGGTCAGAAAAGTAAAAAACGGAGAAATTACGATATAAACATTTTGTTCCGCCAAACATCACTTTTCAATCTGGGGGGTTTATGCCTAAGAAAAACGAAACGAAAACTACAACTAAGAAAAAAGCAAACTTACTTTCCGCAGCAAAAGCAGTTGCTTCCGCTCTCAAAGAAGACCACGTTGTTGAACTTGACACCAACTCATTGACAAGAAGTCTTCCACATATTTCCACAGGAAGCATTGCCCTTGACTACCTAATCGGAGGTCGAGAGAACTCACAAGGTGTTCGACCCTGCCCAGGTATACCCAAAGGCAAGATTACAATGATGTACGGTTTACCTTCAGCGGGGAAGACCACACTCGCTCTTCAGACTTGTGCTCAAGTTTGTGCGGAAGGAGGAACTGCGGTTTTCATTGATTGGGAGCATGAGGTAGATCACAGATATGCTTCAGCTCTTGGTGTACCTGTTACAGATAAGAGCCAATTCTTACTCATCCAACCCGACACTATGGAAATTGGACTGAAATACCTCTTTGTTATGGCGAAAGAGGGTGCAGACTTGATTGTT